CAATACTGCCGGTCAGACGATACTCCTCGGCCCACACCTCCCACTCCGTCCTGAAGGGCACAAGGTCGTCACCATGGTCGCGCCAGAAGTTCATGAAATAGCGCCACTCGGGCGTCTGCTTCGTCTCCTCCGTAACAAGGTGCTCAGCGCCATTCAGATACTGCTCAATAGACAAGTGCATTAGCGTTCCAGCGCCGCTCGCCTGCTTTCCATTCTCGTCCCAGGCCGCCTTGATTTCAGACGCCGTCTTGCCGAACCACTTATTCTGCGCATTCCAGTTCTTGCCACCCATCATCTTCTTAATGACAGCATCCGCGTCAAAGTGGGGAAAGAACTCGTGGAGAAACTTCGTGACGCTGATATATCCCTTCGTCTCTCCCTTCACAGTATAGATGTGTGTAGGCTCGTCAAAGTGGACATGCTTGTCGCGCTCGTGTTCGTTTACACGAGCAAGGCTCTGCCAGTCTGAGGGCATTCTAGATAACTATCTACAGAGCCTTTAACTCGCGTAAATATAAGAGAACGATGCCTGCCTTGCTTGTTAAGTCTAGGAATGAGTAGCTTATATCACGAGTATCGGTGCTTATCAATTTTTCCGCATCCGCCCACCAAACAACGGGGTAAGCGCTCCAGGTGATCAATGTAAGAACTATCAGCGCGAAACCCTCAGAAAAGATGAGAAGCTGGTAAACGATGGGGAGGAAGGCGAAACAGCCCAGCCAAAACCAGTTCCACGCAGATTTCTCATTACCCTCCTCTAAATCCACTGCAGCAAAGTAGCCGCTCACAATCATGAGCTGGTTGAGAAGAATCATAAGAGTCATGTTTTCCAGTGACAGATGATTCAGTGAAAAAATTAGCCACAGCATAATGGGTGTCGTAAGGAACCACGAGAGATAGTGGGCCTTCTGCCTGTCTGGTGACTCACTTCCAGACAGATAGACATACTTCAGAGTGCTTATACCTGAAATGGAAACCACGATGGGCGAGACACCTCTTCCAATCAAATATAAACTAAAAATTCCCAGCATGGAGGCATTTGCTAGTTTCACCTGGCCCGCGATGCTCATTTCTGTTACTGGTTATGAATTAAAGATGCCCCTCGCACCCGCCTCAATCACATCATAGGGCACCTTACAGCGCGAGGCAATATGTCCGATAAACCGGTCAAGAATTGCATCACGTTCGTCCATATTTTTCGTTTGCTGGGACATAAGCGTGAATGCCTCTCCTAGAGTCATGAAGCGCTTTTGCTTGGTGATATCGTCACCCCAGTTTACGGCGCCTTCAACAGCAAGATTCATATAGGCCAAATAGAAGGCTCTACTAATATGCTCGATATCATAGGGAACCGACGCTGTGACCGCCTCATGAACAGCTGAGATGATAAGAGGAGTCTCCATGGTGAACTACATTGGAGTCGGTGGGCGCATTCATTTTTACTGGGCCCCTTGGTGAGGTGCCGCGCCGCTGCGCCAGAAACAAAAAAGACACTTCGGGAGCTCTTCTAGATGCCTTGCGCGTGTCAGATACCTGGGCCCGCATATCCTGAAAATAAAGAGTGGGGAACATTTGTCTGGACTATTCTTCATGGCCTGGGAGAGAAGGTTGGTAAGATTGTATCACCCCTCTTTGAAGCAGATGAGCGACGTGCCTGGATTGCCCTCTTACAAGCAACTGGCCCTATGCTCCCTTGCGATGTCTGCCGCGATCATTACAAAAAATGGATACAAGAACATCCTGTTTCAAGTATTCAGACTTTACCTTACAACCAGCTCAAAGGCTGGATAACAAGATGGCTCTGGGATCTTCATCATGACGTGAATATACGTCTTGCGAGAATGATAGAGCCTGCTTATACTGATCTTCCAGCCCTCTATGGGTCTGTAAATATAGGAATGCAGTTCAAGCTCTTTGAGCTCATAGAAAAACGGGCTATTCAGCAATCGGGCGTTTCTCTGAACAACTGGATGGCGTGGGCCAAACAGTATCGCACTCTTATGGGTGTCTACGGACTTTCTTAGTTTTATTGCGGCGTCTTTGCTTTCGCCGACGCCCTCCTACAACTACCCATTCCGTTCCATTCGTCGCACATCCGAATGAGGGCGGAGGCGGGCTTAATATATCGCCATTATTTGCTGTAATATATGCGATATCATCAAACTGGTTAATTCCTGTATTAAAATTAATGGGCTCATTTGAGGCACATATATCTTTTCCAAAATAGAACTGTGATAAACCATTTACATCATCTGATTTTTCTTGGCATTTTTCCTGAAGTGATAAAATCCACTTGGGAATTATATAGGTATCTCTTCTTTTACCATTTAATTTATCAGCGATTCTATGATCTAAGCGAGTTCCACGATCTCCATATGCGTAGGAGATTAAATTAGAAACTCTTACATTAAACGCAGATACCCTTTTAAGATGTGTTTGTAGTAAAATTCCAACCTCTTCGTCAACTGCGCAGAAGGTCTTTAAAAATAAGCTCAGACATCTTTTAACCAAGTCTACATTATTATCTAAATAAAAAATGATAACAGGAGAGGGCCCTCCGTTTATAGAATCCTGTAAAAAATGTGTATTTTCTGCTCTTGGATTTGCTGCGCGCTCATTAAGCGTAAATTTCATATAAAATGTAATGTTTTTTAAATCATCATCTTGCTTAATTGCATGAAGTAAAGTTAAAAAAACAAAGAATATATAGTTTGGTTTTGGAAAGAAATGTATTTTATATTTCTTACTATCACTAAGGCCGTCACCTACTGGTGTACCCTTTCCATACCGAAACCAATAGTTTGAAATCTGCCCAGCTTCAAAAAAATTACCTAAACTTGCTATAGGCTCTACTTTATTGAGTTCAAAACATATTGTATGAAGAAAAACAAAGAAATCTTTTGATTTAAATACATCAAAGTCTAACAAAAATGCTTCGGGTGGAACACCTAAGTCTGTAAGTAAATTAAAACTAAAATCTGATGGATTCGCAGGTAGTGCTTTATTTGATTTTATAAATTCATCATATCGTGAGAAAAAATCTTTTAATCTTAAATACACCGAACTTGACAATATATAAATCTTTTTATTTATTTGAATTTTTGTATATAACTTGCCTGCTTCAAGAGGAATAGTAGGGTCCATATAGCGTAAAGTTAGTATAGGCTCACTAAAACGAGGAACTTGTTCACCCTCTTTAGGAACTCGATATACATTTGTTTTCGGGGGAGGTTTAATACCCAATAGAGAAAACATTCTACTATAAGGTAGTATTTAATTCTAATTCACAACTTAACGATGTTAAATCTTCCCAGGAAACTTCGCCAGGCTCATGAGAATCTCACCCACCTTGTTGTCTCCTTCGATTGTTCCGTCATCGCGGCGGATGCCACCCATATTCGTCGCCGCACCAGGCGTGTAGAACAAGAGGATCTTCCCCTGGTTCCGCACCGCCTCCACAATACGCCGCAAGCGTGCATCCGTCTCCCACCGCTGCGTGAGACCGTCGCGGAGAACTTGGTCCTTCGCAGTCGCCCACTTCGCCTCATCAAAGATGCCCTTATACTTCTTCACTGTGGCGGCGCGCATTGCCGCCTTCACATCCTTTGACTCATCCTCTAAGAGTGCGTAGTCGCGGTCCTCGGGGAGAGGCTTCGTGCCACCGTCAGTCTCCGTGAGCCGCTGGCCCACATACTGCTGGTGGATTGAGCCGTTACGACTGAACAGACTGACACCTGTCTGTGGGATTGTAGTTGCGAGCTTATACATCATTCCACCTATGTAGTGGTCAAGAGATGGGTAGATGGTCTCTGTGGCACCAGTTGTATCCTTGAGGGGGAACGGCGCATTGGGTGCCAGCCAGCGACCTGCGCTCTTGTCTCCAATCTTGAGCTTATCCTGAAGAGCCGCACGAGAGTAGAACTGGAACACTTCGCCGGCGCCGAAGATTTCGGATGCCTTAGGGGCTGCGTCGGATGCAACAGCTATCGTTCGGAGAGGGTCCGCGGCAACTGCTGGCTTAGCAACCGCATCTGAGATTGGGGCTAGCACAGGAGGAGGAGGTGCAGCGGCATTAGCGGCAGGTGCAGCGGCATTAGCGGCAGGTGCAGCAGCATTAGCAGGAGCAACGGGTGCAGCAGGTGCAACATTCTTAGGCGCAGTCAAAGACGATACAATGCGAATCTTCGACTTTTTCGCCGTGGCTGCTGTCACAGGCGCGGCAGCCTCCTCGCTCGCGGCCACCTTCTCAGTCTTCCGCTTGAAGATAAACCACCGATTCAGATACGAGAACTGCTGGACCGCATCATTCATCTTGTATCGATCCTTGTCATGAGACGCACCGAAGAGGCCAGTGCTCGTCTTGAGCCCCACCTCCGCACACTCCTTATCATCTAGTAACTCACAGCCAATATCTGCCATCTTGGACTGAAGAAGCTTGAACGGCACTAGATACTCACGGTGAGATGTGCCGATACTGATAAACTCCACGTCAATCCCCATACCAAAGGCATCGTCGCCCTCTGGAATTGCCTCCGCATCATACTGTTTGGCAATTGACCACAACAACTTCTCCTTATACATACCCGTCCGCCGACCGCCCCTCGGCGTTGTCTTGAGCAAATCAAACACCTTCTCTCCGTCAAAGCAGCAGCCGATAAAGAGGCCACCCAGCTTGAGACCATCGGCGATATTCTGGAGGAGTCCGTCAAACGTCGCCTTCTTATCAAAGAAGTAGTGAATAGCGAACATTAAGCTTACACAGTCAGCCCCCGCCTTGAGTTTTGCTGTGCCTTCCCGTTCCACAAAGGGGGGGACAGGCCCACTCGGCTTAATCCGGCCCATAACACTTCGCAGGATATCCTTCTCCTGTTCCGTCTCGCCTGCAGTTCCATCAATCAGCCGCTTGCTCGAATCCGCAATCGCGAAGATCATCGTCGGAACAGAGCCAGGCGGCGCTTTTGACACCGTCTCCAGATAGCGCCTGTAAGCACCATTCTCCGCATTCGTGATGTTGTCACCCGCATTGTCGCATCCAAGAACGAAAGAGACGCCGCCGCGCCGCCACCGCTGCAAGTCCGCGCCCTTGCCGACCGCCAAGTCCAGGACTGTCTTCCCCTTCTGCTTGAACGCCGCCCCATAGAGGACGCGCTCCTTAATCATCTTGTTGTGGAAATCACGCATACCCCTGACGACCCTCAGATCCGCCTCTGTCGCAGTCCGCTCGAAATACTTGCGCCGAGCTGCGGCAGACGCTTCCTTCTCCGCATCCAGCGCCTCTGATTCCGCCTCACCCATCGTCTCCGAGCCTGACCGAATCATGCTTTCCGTGATAGGGTCGTGGATACTGTTCCATACACTCTCCGCCGTCTGGCTACTGTTGAGCGTGCGCCCAAGAATGCCGCGCTGCATACGCTCCGTCTTGTCCATGCGCACACGCAGAGGCTGCCATCTCCATCCAGGCGGCTGCGCAGGGTCATAGGCCATCTCCACAATGTTCTTGTCCTGGATCGGCTCCTTGGACTTCCCTGTCAGAACATAGTTCTCACCGGTATCAGGGTCCGTCTCCATCTGTAGGTAGCAAACGCTCGCCATCGTATCGGCATAGTCGGCAGGATTGAAAGGGACAGGCCTGTAAGCAGCGCCCTTGCGGGATGCGGGCTTAGGTCTGACCCCTTCGAGCACAGCCGCGCGAGGATTCTCAAACATCGCGTCCGTGCTGCTACCAACAAGAAGGCGTAGCGTCTTGTAGGTCAACGTCTCACCCGAATCCGGCTTCACACCCACCGTCACTCTCTCCTCCTTACTATCGGTGTAGTTCTCAAACTTCACCAAGAAGTCAATCGTGTTATCGTGGGCGGGCTTCCACTTGAACTGGTCTAGGAAGGCCGCCGCCTTGGGAATCGGCTTCGCATTCGGCGTGAAGATGAGACCATCCGTGTTGTAGATGCCCTTAATATTCAGCGCCTGCGACGCGGCCAGGAAGATGGCTGAATCACCCTCCTCCGCAAAGAAGAAGTTCTTCAGAATGACCTGGAGCTTCGTGGCGGCCGTAATACCCGCCGCAACAACTGTCTTCTCATTCCACGTCGCAATCCACCGCTTCATGCTAGAATACCGAGTCTCCGCAGAGGCCTCTCGGCTATAGAAAGGAAGACCCGTCGCATCCTTCTTGTCAACATCAATGTAAATGTCAAAGAAGAGGAGCTGTGACACGGCACGCCCATCTTTCGTCTGCGTGATCCACTCTGCGTCTAGGAGAGACAGACGGCAAGCCTGATTCGTCAGACCCGTCTTGTAGACGTTGAGAGTCATGTCAATCATGAAGAGCTCGCCCTTCGTGTCACAGAACGCCATAACGCGCAGACCATCAGCCTTATCTGTCACATTATAGCCGTTGCGGACATTCGGGACACCGTCGTCGCGGTCCTTCAAGAAGTTCGGCATTTCCATTGTAACAGGAGCGACACCGCGGAAGCGATCCGTGCCAGTGAGGTCCTTGTAGCCACGCAGAACCTTGTCGCGGACGGACTTGCGCATGAGGAACGTGTGCTTCTGGATTCCGCGCAGGACCTCGCCTACACCCTTCACAAGCCGTTTCAGAGCCGAGTCCACCGTATCGCCTTCTATACGTGAAAGCTCTACCTCAATCTCATACTCGGGCGGCGAACCCATCACATCCTGATCCTTGAAGAGGCGCATCCAACGGTAGTTGCGGTTCGCGTCGCGCCCTGTGCTCCGAACGATGGAGAGGTCAAGCACAAGACCCTCTCCCTCAAACGTCCAACGACGAATCACGCGGAATGCCTTCTTCTGCTGCTTCCAGCTCGCAAAGAGGTCACGAACCTTGGCGTCATCGTTTGCAAGACCAATCTCACGACGAACTTTGACTCGCACATCGTAGTCTACGAGGTCAACATTTGCGTCGGGAACAGTGCGGTCCTTGATGAGCGTGATGAAGTTCTTGCCAGCGAGCACGTCGTCCTTGCAATACTCCTGGATTGTGCCGAGTCCCTGGAGACTGAAACGAACATGGTCAGGTGTCGTAATCGTCATCCGATCCTCTTGTGCGATGGAGCGATACCCCCTGGCCCTTAACCGCTTTGCAACTGTAAGAAACGTAGTCACATCTACTTTACCGTCTACGCCAAAGGTTGCCTCAAGCTCCTGGTTGGGAGATACGAGCCAATCCTCTATGCGCTTCCGCAAATGTGTGACCTCAGCGGAATTGAGTTCCATCCTATTCTCCTAGATAGAGTTCCCTTTGGGCGGGAGAACCTTCAAAATTAGGGGAAAACCGTTTAGGGAAACTCGGAGAGTAGATGAGCAACTGTTTCAGAGCGACCAAGAAGAACTGCATAGTCCTCCTTCTTCGGCTTCTCAGCTCTAGGAACGAGGCCCGCAGCCTGGCAGCGCCGCTTCAGCTCGTCCAGTTTCTCATCGGGAACGGGCCATTTTATCTTCCATCCCTCCTCTTCTAGCCCGGTAACCCATATGCCGAGTCCCTTACTCAGGTGTTGTTCGCCCGGAAGATGTAGAACACAGCGTGTGCCGAGGGCTGATGCCCATACCGGTCTCTCGGACGTCCATTGGCGGAAGTTTATGGGGAAATGGAGAACCTTCTTGTGTGCCTCGTCGACTATGATTTTCTGATAACCGAGAACGAAGCAGAGGGCCTCGTCCAGTTCATTTGTGTCCTGGGGCGGCGAGACGGCGGCTGTCTGCTGGGCGGCGAGTTGCTCAAGAATCTTACTCCGCCGCCAGTGGTGTCCCTTACAATCCGTCTCAATAAGTTTTGCGATTTGGACAAGGGTCTCGCGGAGGATTTGGCGACGGAGAAGCAGGCCACCTCCTCTGTAGAGGGGGTCCGTGTGCCAGAGGTAGAAAGAGACTGGGCCGGGAGGATCCAGAGGGGTTGCGATACATCCGCCTGGGGCATTAATAGCCTCTGCCGAAACGTCGCCGGTGTCGCTTTTCACATGAATCTCTATAGGGGCGACACTTGCGTCTCTAGAGGGGTTCGTTACAATCCATGATTTTACCTGGTCAAGCATCTTTATAGTATATCTGCGCTGAATGTTTAGACTGTTCCGTCAATAACCTCCTGTGCCTTACGCTCTTCCTCTTCGCGCTGTGTAAACTCGTCGCGATTCTTACAGCAGAAAACGATATATTCCTTCATCTTCTTAAAGACAGGTGTGGGTAGTTTGCATACATCAAAAAAGATGCCGTTGCTGTTTTCACTGTATTCAGCCTTTTCGCTTTTGAGAAGGCGAAAAATAGCCTCCTGTTCGCTTTTAACAAGGCGCTTCAGTTCTTCTAGAAGTAATTTTCTCTCTTCATATTCCTGTGCCTCCATACTCTACTTATATTTTCTTTCATTACGAGGCATTGCTTTCCGCGTTGTTGATAACCTCAAGGCCCCCTTCAGCGTCGGAGACCTCAGGAGATGGAGCAGCAGCGGCATTGGAAGCGGCAGCATTGGAGGGAGCAGCATTGGAAGGAGCGGCATTGGAAGGAGCGGCAGCGGCATTAGCGGAAGCGGCAGCATTGGAAGGAGCATCCTCTGCAGGAGCATCCTCTTCAGCAACAGCATTAGCGGAAGCGGCATTAGCGGAAGCGGAATTAGCAGGAGCAGACTCTGCAACAGCAGTAGCAAGCCCACGAAACAGTCCAACGCTCAGAATATAGGCGTCATTCACCTGGAATCGGGACTTCTGGATTTCCACATTCACATTTGCGCCAACCGGAATAGCCTCAAATGCCTCGTCTCCAATGTGAAGATCGCGGGGAAGAATAATGCGAATCGCATCATTATAAGAGACATACATACCCATCTTGTTCTTGCGAATCACCACACCCTCCAGCGTAAATCCTGCGGGAGGGTTCAGAACCTTCGCCTCGGCCTGCACGTGGAAGATGATGTCGCCCGTAAAACGACCCTTCTCAATGTAGCCCATAGAGCGAGACAGAATCTTCATCGTCCCAGGAAGAACAAATCCGTGACGTGAGCACTTATTCTCCATACGTGTACTAAGCTTCTGGAGAAGAAGCCCATCAATATCTGTAATCTCTCCACGCAAATCACGGGAGGTGAGGCTTGCGCGCTCTTCAAATAATGCTGTGTGTTCCATTGCCTACTTCTTCTTTACATAAAGACTCAATTTTAGGCAGCCAGTAAGAAGCCCAAGCACAGGATATATCAGCCTTATCCATCATCTCTTCATATAATTCCTCTGTAAGTCTGTCTACAAGATTAGGAAGGTCTTCCCAACTCTTTACACGTATCATAGGAAGGCCGGGATAGTGGCGAACAAGAATATCATAAAATGGGTCATCTTTTACGATGGGAACACATCCTAAAGTAAGAGACTCCCAGAAGCGGAGCGTGTCAAATCCAGCCCCCATTGGGCATACAGAGAATCGAAGTTTCGTAAGTCTCCCGTAAAACTCCTGCTCTTCACATTTGGGCATTCTATACTTGATAATACTTGGCCCAGTTTCCAAGTAATCATAGAACTCTTGGCGCATAGGACTATTATTGCTCACATACGAAATCCCAAACATATATTTCTTCTCATTTTTATCATACTCACCCTCATAAATACCCATGGTTCCGATTGGCATCACTGTGCAGTTGGGTAAGTCGCCCATCCAGTTGCGTATGAAGAAGTGTGTATTTGAGAGGACGGAAGAAACTAGCTCCATATGAGAATTGTCAAGCCAGCAGTCTGTTCCTGATATAAGAACAACACGAAGAGGGAGAGGTCGCTGTTTGTGAAGTAGCATCAAGATGTCGGACCATGTGTTGAACGATGCGGCGTGAATATAGACGGCCTTTGCCTTATACAGAGCCTCTTTGATTGTTTTTGGATCGCGGCCGAGGACTAGAGCCTTGTCTACTAAATGAGGATTGACTTCGTAGTTATCTTCGTCAAGTAATGTTGCATCCATCAGTGGAAGAAGGGTGAACTCCCTGAAAGGTATCTTAGACATATCTACATTTCCTCTTTACCTTCTTCTGCCGCCGCCGCCGCACCCTTCTTGGGCTTGTTCGCCAGAACCTGGTGCTTTGACTTATAAGCAGCAACCGGGCGGAAGAACCAGATGCGACCTCCCACTTTCATAAGACTCATCCAGCGCAGAATCACATTCTTCAAACTACAGGCGCGCGACGAATTCTGGAACTTTCTGGCCCCCTGGAAATCAGCCAACGTAAGCCCAAAACGGGGAAGGCCAGCTGCCGCCAGCAAGTTTCCTAGCTCCACCAGTGCGGTAAAGTGGTAGGAGATCTGCGTAACAATCTCGCATTCACCACCTTTGGGAGGCACCTTGCCCACAGTGGCAGGCTTATCCGTCGTCTTGAACGTCAAATAGCCCGATTTCAGATTGGGAACTAAGAAACCATATAGAGCGCCCGTCGTGCCCGTATTCGCCTGCAGCATATTCAGAGGGTCTGCAGCATCTCCGTCAAATAACCGAGCAACCGCCACGTCACACGGCTTGTCACCGCAGAGATAGCGCAATTCACCACTCTGCCCGTCTATATAACGGAAGGCCTCGCGCGACCCCTTCCGCAGCAACTGCTCGCCACCGATTCTGCGAGCCGTCTCATCCTGTAACAGTTCCATCTGCTCCTTCGGCCGCAGAATCTCGTCCCACACGAGTCCCAGAAACGCCTCCGCCAGCGCAGCACGCCACCCCTCATTTTCACGCATCGTCTCATAAAACCAAAGAAGACCGAAGATATGCTGCTGTTCCTTAACGAGTTCCGCAGGGTTCGTGTAACGCTCGGCCAGTCCAGCATTCACACCAGCAAAGGCCGCCGCCGGATCTTCGCCCCTGCGAACTACCCCAGCCAGCTGGAGTATCGCGGGCCAAATACCGCGCGTCACCACCTCTGCACGCTGAATCTGAACTACAATCGGCTCGAAGGAATCGCGCTTCACAGGATAGTCCTGGATACGGAGTGACAGAGGAAGATTGGTGTCAAGAAGGCCATAAGGCTGAAACAGATAATACCCGTTGCGGAATTCAATATATCCCTCTTTCTTTCCAATCTTGATGCGGAAAGAGTGATTGCCGACGATATCTGCGAGAAGACCGCGCAGTGCCGAGGTCGGAATTGCGGACATAATCTCCCGTATCTCTTCAAACCGAAACGCAGGCTGCTCATTCTCCTGGAAGATGGCGCGAACCGCGTCGCGCAGCTCGGCCTCGTGCCACTTCGCGCTGAATTCATCATAGGTTGAGCGGTCGGCAGTCGCAATGTTAATCGGCTTCTCCATCTTCTTGGCACATTCATATGTGCAAGTATCAATCCAGTCACAGATCGCGGTAAATTCGGTATCATTGAACTCCACCTGGCGCGGAGCTCCTTGCGCATCCTCTTGTGTCTGCGGGTCCAGCGAACCAGCAGGGATGAGAATTGCGTCAATGTTCAGATTACAGTCAAGCGCATACCGCTTAAGAACACGCGAGACTTTGCCCATCTGAATCGCCTTGTTCATCGCCACACGATACATATATAAATCGGCAGTCTCGGCATCCTCTTCGGGCAGCACATTCACGAGCAAATAAATCGTAGTATTCCGCTCCTTCTTGTCCAAGAGTGAATGGCTACAGGTACGCACGCCGCGACCCAGCACTTGTTCCATCTTATTCAAGTGAAACCAGCTGTCAAAGACATAGATTTCGCGCACGAACCGCAAGTCAATACCTTCGCTGGCCACCTGAGAACCAACAATGACTTTTATGAGAGCTCCATCCTTGTTCGCATCACTGCGCGCGGCCGCCACCATCGCCGCATTATTAGGGGAGAGGGTATTGCGACCCGTCAAGAGTATATATTTGGCAGGCCTGAAGACGTGTCCAGCACCCTTGTGCTCCTGCTCTTTGCGACTGCACTTGGCACACTGGCGACCACCTGGTGCCTGGGGCCCATTTCGCAGCATCGGCGTGTCACGGCCATAGGGTGTATAGCCGTTCGCCTCAAGCACAAGGACAAGAGGGAGTGCACCTGACTTGATAAAGCGGCTATAGACGAATGAGACGCCCTTTGCACCCTGCAGCGCATCTAAGATGAACTTCGCCTTGGGCGAGACCGCGCCAAGACCATCCTTCGTCATCCATCCAAGATCCTCATTCGTGGCGGTAAACTGAATAGAACCACCCGAGCTCTGGCGGAAACAGGCATCAAAGCCGGCGTCGCGAATGCGGGCCTCAGGTGCCACTCCCTCAACAGGATACAGCCAGTTTCCACTCTGCACCATAGTATCAATGCTGCTGACTGACAGATTCGCCAGGTTAGAGATAGAGGCATAGGCTTCTAAAGAGGCTCCCTCGTAGCTCACAGGGACGAGCGGCAGCTTCATGACATAGCTCGTATTTCCAGTGGGGTCGCCCTTAGGATTGAACTCGGGCCAGGCAGCCATCTTGGGAACGGGCCGACCACCCTTCAGCGTCTCTGGAAAAAGACGGACAGGGAAGGAAAGCGGATTCTCGCCGCGCATAAAACTGATATAGGCCGCCGCCGCATTTCCCAGCTTCTCTTCGCCGCCAACTTGAAAGTCGCTATTCGGTTTGAAAATATCGGATTCGGTCAGTTCAATACGCTTATCATTCTTAAGCAGCAGATTCAGGAGAAAGATAATCTCCTTGTAATTATTGTACATAGGTGTGGCCGTCATCAGCACAAGCTTCATTCCATGAACAATCTCCAGAAGCTCCGTCAGCGTAGGTGACAGCTTCTTGCCGGCAGCCGCATCCGCAACCTCGTCGTCGCCTCCGGCCGAATCTATATTATCATCGCTGGATTCACCGGGAACATCGCGAAGATTATGGGCCTCGTCAATAATAACAAGACGGCCCTCAAACTCTAGACGCAGGGCGCCTGCACTGTCTGATCTATCCGACGCCTTCACGCGCTCGATATAACGCTGGAATTGGATGTAGCCCATGAATTCGTAGCGCGCATTAATAAAATCGCGAACACGGCTCGTAATCACGCTCTTCTCCTTCTCAAACTCTGTTCCAGTGCGGCGGAGGTAATAATCGGCGGTGCATCCCTTCAGTGTATTGGGCGTATTCTCATCCTCCGAGATCTTGACCGCGTCAATATCAAAAATCGTTCTGCGGAAGTTGGGCTGAATATTCGGCGGGGCCACAATAATCACCTTCTTGTTCGGAAAAATGTGTAAATACGACTCTGCAATAGAGATGGCAGCACACGTTTTGCCAACACCTACCCCGTGGTATAGTAAAGCCGATTGGTAGGGGCACTGGGCCGATAAATAGCGGCTCACGAACCGCTGAACAGGACTTAGCTCAAACTCGGCGTTCGGGTTACAAATCGTGTCAGCCTTCTCCTTGAGCTGCGCAAGAGACAGCTGCTTGTTCTCTGCGAACTCAAGCTTGTGGAAGAGTTTCTCGTGAAACCGAGGGTCGTCAAGGTCAGGATATAAGCCGAACTGTCCCTCTACGTAGTCTGAAAACGCAGCGCCGTCCCTTGAATCTAACGCCTCCTTTTCATTTGTACCTGCACCCCCTACGTGACCACCACGCTGTATGGCTGCATCATTATAAGCCCACACCGACGAACCGATGCTGGAAAAGCGAGGAAATAGCGGCGGGTCGTGACGAAGTGTAAGAGTGTCATAGAGTGCTGCCCTCTTCTGCGGATCTGTTTCTGTATCCCACCTGTCCCAGAGTGAAGACATCTACAATGAAGATTCATTTTAAGATGCGATAGAAAGACGGAGAGGGCAATAGTTGCGGAGTAAACTGCTCGCCTTCAAGAGAATCTCTCTCTTCTCTACATTCTCAGGGCGTATCATACTTAGAGCGCCATCCAGCGAAAACCACCCAATATTTCCGACCTCTCTAGACATGTGCTCGTTTGAGCGGTCCATGATGATATCACCTTGAGATGGCACATATGCGACAAAATACTTGTGACAATAATGGATATTATTGCTTCCAAAAAAGGACTCCTGGATCGGATGTAAGTTGCGAATGGGGCAGATATCGACCTCAGTGAGCCCAGTTTCCTCCTTCACTTCGCGAAGTGCACATTGAAAATCCGACTCGCGGAAATCCCGTCGCCCCTTCGGAAATCCCCACTCTGGCGTTGCCCACATACACGGGGTTTTCTCAATCAAAGACTCCAATGTCACCGTCTCCCCCGTCGCCTCATGTAGATATCCATTGCGGAGAGTCTCCATCTTCACACGCGAAAATTCCTTCTCAGACTTGTAACTCTGCCCCTGCTGGTCGGTCGTAATTCCCCAGAGTTCACACCAGAGCTCGTCAAATGGCACGGTTAAGAGACGCCTGCGCTCTTCCTTTGTCGTCCCCAAAAGCTGCTTACAGATATAGTCCACCTCCTGAAGCTTGTATTTTCCTCTCATAAGGTCAACAAATCCGAGACTATCTCTCCTCTGGATGAGAAGATACTCAATGTTGGGCTGATACGTATCAAGTCCATTCAGACTAGTTGCATTCTGAAGAAGGAGCTGTGCTTGATTCCACACCCCCTTTACGCGAAAGAGTATCATTCCGTAGCTTGTGACAGGTGCGAGACAACTGCGAAACGCATGACCAATTTGACCACAGTTAGTACATAATTGTTTTTTGGCATACATGCCCTAACACCACTGATAAAATCAGTGATTATTTGTTTAGACCTATTTCTGCTGTGGTAACGACGTTACGGTTAAACACAGCGATTACAAAGAATACCCGTTAATAGAGATGAAAGTCAAAATGCCCCCCGAGGTATGGGGACCCCTCTTCTGGCATACGATTCACATTGTTGCACTTGGATACCCCGAAAACCCGAGTTATGCGCAGAAAAAGGCTGCGAAAGAGTTTTTTGAATCGCTTGCATTTTTGATACCGTGTGATATTTGTAGAAAGCACTATGTCCAGCATACAGCAATAAAACCTGTCACACAGTATCTGGATAGAAGACAGGACCTTCTAAAGTGGACAATTGATTTACATAATGAGGTCAATTCATCTTTACAGAAGCCTATCTTCTCGGAAGCGGAGGTCATTCAGTATTATAAACGAATTGGTGCCCGCGCACGGACTCCGCTCTGGAGCACGGCAGATTTCGCGGAGGCGGATATGAGGGCACGAATTCAGGGATTATTCGCAGGAGCCACCGCAACTCTTGTCGTTGGTTCTGTTCTTTGGTTTGTAACCAGAGGAGAGAAAATCTAAGAGGATACAAGAATGGACGCGGCATCAAAGCTTTTTACTAGACGGAAGGGCGCCCCACCTCCACCTCCACCTCCAAAACAAGCCGGCCCTGTTCTTGCTGCTCCTTCCATTGCGCTGGGGTCCATAGCACTCCCTAAACTGCCAAGTGGCCAACTCATAGGGACTGCGATAACATATCTTTTCTATCTGAGCGCCGCCGTCTTTTTTATCTTCCTTTTGCTAGTCTTTGTCCATTTTACGATAACTCCTGTCTTCAGTCTATCCCCCTATGATAAAGGTATTATAGGAATATCCACGTCACAAGATAAGGAGACCGCGTGGACAGATGCACCTGCAACTAACGCAATGAAGACAGCAATTGTAAATCCTAAATCATGCGACTATACTATATCATTTGACGTATTGGTGCCGGCTACCTATCAGCCAATTACGGCTCCACGTGTCCTCTTCTATAGATCGGCCGCGGAGGTTACGATGCTAGCCTCTGCAAACAAGTCAGATCTTAAGTCTATATTCCCCACTACAAATATCCTCGCCTATATTGATAGCTCAACGAACGATTTGAATATATATGCGATGACCACTAGCGACGCGACAGCATCTGTCTTTACAAGCGAGTCGCTTCCGCCGATTAAGAATATTCCGCAGGGAACACCATTCCGTCTCTCTATTGCCTTCATGCCCAACTATGTTGAAGTCTATATTGACGGAAAACTCAATGCCACGACGGTTCTAAGGGGGACACCGGTCAGATCTGAGACTCAATTCTGGCCCCCACCGGCCTCGGTTGCGAGTGCTGTGCAGGTTGGAAAGTTTTACTATTGGCCGAGAGCGCTTATGGCGTCTGAACTCCAGTCACTCGTTTCTACATCGGCGGATTTCTTTAAGAAGACAGTGTAGAATGGTCTGGTGGGTATACGTTTTAGCAATACTGACAGTTGTAATACTCTCAGTACTGTATTTTATGCCGGCGGCTAAGATGAATGCGTCAAATCTGGGCCCCTATAATTTATCAAAGAAGACGGAAGTATTTGACGCTAACCAAGTAAAAATATTCGAACAGACAGGATCCGCCACATTCCAGGGCTTCTTCTATGTCACACCTCTCCAGCGGACACCCACAGCAATCACATGTAATACACCTGGCAATCCCTCGTGTGAGGATGGGCGATTTCATACTTGCTACTGTGGTGTTGGAAACAACTGTGACAGCTGCCAGCGAAATGGATACGCACCTCTTATGACCGTTGGTGATACGTGTTTTCTCGAGGTTCTTCCGGCTCCAGACGCGGGGCGCCAGGGTAAGGCGATGACACAACTCGCGGTCCGCACGAAGACCACAGTGGACGCGAGTGGAAATCCTCTTACAATTGATGCATCCGGTTCAAGGGCGAACTTTCAGTCTGTGTTTGAGTTTCTCACTCTCCCGCCGATTCCAACGCAGAAGTGGGTAATGATTACAATCTCCCGCGAAGGTCGCAGATTTGACGTCTATTATAATGACGCCCTTGTTTTATCCCAGAAGACTCTTTTCAATATTGCGACGACTGCAGATACAATGGGAATTATAGCAGGAAATTCCGCCTTTAGTGGATATGGCGCTGGCTTTGACTTTAAAGGAAATGCTACCTCGGGGTCCGAGGTCTCTGCCACATATAATAAGCGCAGTGATACTCGTGGCGCACCGTATGTGACTCTGCCGGCGGATGCGAAGGCGCTGGTCACTGGAGGTGTTGCTCTACCCTCTCTATGTCCTACGGGTGGATGTTTTCCAGGGCCTACTGTTCGTCCCGCGCAACCATGGCTTGATTGGGAAACTTCTTATGCCTAATAATAGTAGATGGACATCCTTACCGGCTTCATAAATCTGCTTGTGGTTGTTATTGCGCTCGTCATAGTTTACTACAGTTTTGGGTTTTTCTATGGCACAAGCACCAGCAATGGTGTGACAGTTGAGAGCGGAAAGATCTCTGCAAATCAGGGTGTAAAAAAGTATTTGAAACCGGCCCAGATCTATGAGGGCGGAGAGTATAGTGTTAACTTCTGGGTATATGTCTCTGGCTGGACTTACAAACAGGGAACCCGCAAGCACGTTCTTGAGGTTGGCGGCACCAACTTTGCCACCCTCCTCGTCGCGCTCGGATCCACGAAGAATTCCTTATCGGTGCGCGTTGATACCAGGGATGCGTCCGGTTCATCGGTTAACGGCATTGGCCTCACGAATGCCGACAAGGAGCTGTTCTTCAAGCCTCTCCAGTCTGATGGGGCGCTGACTGTACAGCCTATGTGCGACATTGATGAGATTGACATGCAGCGCTGGATCCAGGTAACGGTCTGTATCAATGGACGCACATGCGATGTATATATGGACGGAAAATTGGCGCGGTCATGTGTTCTCCCGAGCTTCTACAAGGTTGACCCAACCGGTCAATCAGTCACACTTGTTGACAGGGGTGGGTTTGATGGGTATGTGAGCCGGGTCTCTACATACAATTATTCGCTGAATCCCAGCGCGGTCTATGGAATGTATCAGGCGGGCCCCACAGGTGCATCGCTGGATCCTTGGGCCTATTTTAGTGGGCTTTTTAAGAGTCAGCAGTAATATCATGAGTTAATATTATAAAACAACCACTTATAATTATTTTTCACAAAAATGATTGTATGTGGTAGATGGCCTCGTATCCGCAAGCAAGTCCGGGTTTAGTAGATACTGTTTCAGGAAAAACGCCGGTTGGCGAGATTCTGCTTGGGACTCTTTTAATCCTTATAACTGTAACACTCTTCTTTACGAGCGAGGGTATTTACACGGCATCAAAGACAATGTCGACCCGCTTCCAACGTTTAATGAATTATACGGCAAACGCCGACGAAAAGGCGCTGGTTATTCACCAGGACTCCTCTAAGTATCCTGATGCAAAGCAAATTCTTCCCTCTAATAACGAGCCGAGCGGCTCTGAATTTGCATACTCCTTCTATCTCTATGTGAACTCAACGACCTTTGACAAAGGCTCTGACGTCCTTCACCATGTATGGCACAAGGGATATGGATGTGTATGGCCTCTCATGGGTCCCGGTGTTTTTATCAAGGGGTCTACAAATACCATGCGCGTCGTGATGAATACATATGAGAATCCTTATGCTTTCGTGGACGTGGCGAATATTCCTATTCGCAAGTGGTTCCACGTGGTTCTAAATTGCCGCCAGGGCGGTCTTGAGGTCCACATCAATGGAAATCTTGTCAACAAGCTTCGCTTTGAGAACACGCTACCCTACATCAATTACCAGGATATTATCCTCTTTTCAGGCGCGAACTTTACTCTCAACTCGCAGACACCTGCCCTTAATGGAAAAGCACTTCAGGTGAGCGGGGCATTCAAGGGAATGATGAGCGAGTTCATCTATACCCGGTATGCGATATCCTTTACGGAGATTCAGACCCTCTACCATGCAGGCCCGTCTAAGCAGATAAAGACGTCGGCGCAGGAGCTCCCTCCCTACTTAGCCGACACATGGTGGACATCATCGTATAACTCATAATAATTCATACCGAAAAACACTATTCTTAAGCGACCCCACCGCTTAAGAATGATGTTCTAACAAGAAGGAAGAATGACGGGCGGAGGACTCATCAGTTTAGTGGCTTATGGAGCTCAAAACATACTCCTCTCTGGAAATCCACAAATGACATACTTTTACAAGACATTTCGTCGTTACAGTCACTTCTCCATGGAGAGTGTCACAACGGCGCTTGAGGGGCCGAATGAGCTGTCGTTCGACAATGAAATCAAACTACGGGCAAAGATTCAGCGGAGCGGAGATCTCCTGTCCGACATGTATTTTAGCTTCAGAGTGCCCGATATTTATAGTAAAAATATTACATCTTCGCCCACGAGGACATCGCAGTTTCAGTTCCAGTGGGTCAGATATCTCGGTGCCGCGATCATTAAGAACGCGGCCTTTTTCGTAGGTGGCCAGAAGATTCAGGAGTTTGACGGGACCTATCTTATGACGAAGGCCCTCGTCGATTATGACCTAGACATGTTTGAGAAGTGGCGCGATCTGATCGGCGATACTAACGAAATATCAGACCCGTCAAAGGGAATTTATGCGGGCGGCACGAGTGCCACCGGCTATCCGAGCGTATTCCGTGACCCGACCGCGTCAGCAACGACCCAGGTGAACCGGCCCTCCATCTTTGGACAGGATATTCATGTTCCTCTCACCTTCTGGTTTACAGATTCGACGACGCAGGCACTTCCACTTGTTGGTCTACAATTTCATGAGTGCGAGGTCCAGCTCACGCTGAATCCGATACGGCGACTCTATACCTATCTGGACGTATCTGGGTTCCGCGTTGCCCCCGATTATCGTATGGATGCTGGCACGAAGGATATTCGTATGAATATCCCTGGATATGGCCAAGTCACTGATCTCAGTGGTCAGATTCGCAACTTTCTAACCGACTGGGGTGTAACGCCGCCTGCAATAAATACGTGGTTCTTAAATCCCCGTATCCAGTCTACTTATATTTATCTACCGACAGATGAACAACGAATATTTGCCACAGCACCACTCTCTTATATAATGTATCAAGTCACACCCTATTCATTTGAAGGTATTTATAATCGTCAGCTTTTAGATTTAGAAACACACAATCCAATTACGCGCCTTCTGATTGTGAATCGGCGATCGGACGTGGTGGCGCGTAATGACTTCGCAAATCTTACAAACTGGTGGAATTTCCCGTATCCTCCTTACAGTCCCACACCTGGTCAAACACCGATAAATACGAGCGCATATGCCTCGGGCATCTTCGTGCCGCAGGGGCAAATGGGTATTATTCGCGCACTTCGTGTCCTTTGTGATGGTAATGAAATACAGGAGGAGAAGCCGATAGATTATTTTACAAAGATTGTGCCTTGGAAATATATTACGGGTTTTCCGAGGACGATTGTCCCTGTCTATACTTTTTCTTTGACGAGCCCAAGTGCGCAACCCTCTGGAAGTATTAACTCAAGTCGTGTTCGCAATTTCCAGATTGAGGTCGATGTCTACCCGCTTCCGTCTGGCACGACCTACACGTATGATTTAACAATCTATGTGGAAAATATCAACTTCTTTGAGATTGCATCTGGAATGGGTGGTCTCAAGTATGCGCTGTAACGTCGTGACTTAATGTCCAACGACCTATTAGACGATAGGTCTAACGTTTAAGAAAGGGCTTTGCCCTTTCTTAAGTTTTAACATCGTCGTTAAAATATCCGTCGTCATCAGATGGACACGGTTACAAGTTTACTTGGAAACAAAATGTTTGCGTCCATGTATGATCCAAACGCAGATAAGTTGGCCGCCGACTTTCGTGCCCGAGCGGCAAGTAGTCTAGGAAGTCTAACCGACACTGTTACGAAGGGGAATCAAACACAAGATATTTTAAGCAAGATTCCCGGAGTCAGTGCTGACACAAAAGCGTCGCTTAATAGTCTTCTTGCAGAGGCAAAGGGATTTGCGGCAAGTGCAGCTGGTTCGACGCCGAATACAATTGCTGCCAAAAAGGATGAAGTGGATACGAAGATACAGAATATTGTCAAGAAGGCGCAGACGGAGGCGAAGGAAAAAAAGGTTGCGGTGGCCGAGGAGAAGACTGCTGCTGTAAAAGAGAAGGTTGCAAATCAAAAATTCTCGGTGATCAGACTTGCTGGACGTATTTGGACCCAATTTAAGATGTATTTCTTATATCTTATCATTGCGATTCTGGCACTATGGGGTGGGTCCATGTCAAGTAATGCTATGATATCTACACCGGTCTATATGCGATTCTATTATTTTGTCTATGGAACTCTCCTTTTTCCAATCGCCTTCATCTTTGCGCTTATGAGATATACAGCTGGAAGCGGAGGTGCTTATCACGCGGTGTTAGCGCCTCTTATTGAAGGACCTGTTCTAAATTCGGTGATGGCGGGTCTCTTGTATCCTTTTGTATACAGTGGCGCGAGCACCCTCGTTACGCCTCTTCCCGTTTCGACGGTGACTGGTGCGACTGCGTTGCCTGAAGCTGCTATTATGGCAAAGGCGCAGCAGAATGCTCTTGCTGCGACCGTTCCTGCAGCATATGCTGCTATGCCTATGGGTATGCCTATGCCTCCTATGCCTATGGCCGCAGCGGCGGCGAAGGTGGGCTTAATCGGAAGTGGCGTATAATAGATAGACAATGCCGCCCTCCACACAGCGCGATGTTGAATTTCCTTTTGTATCGGTCATTACACCGACATACAATAGGAGACGGTTTATACCATCACTTATTCAGTGCTTTCTTTCACAGATCTATCCAAAAGATCGGATGGAATGGATTGTTCTTGACGACGGTTCGGACAGGGTTGAGGACATTTTCTCCGAAGCTAAAGATAAACTCACAAATTTTCGGTATCTGTATGAGGATGAAAAGAAGAATATTGGTGCAAAGAGGAATCGTCTGAACCGAGAGTCAAAGGGAGAGATTATTGTGGCGATGGACGATGACGATTTCTATTTTCCAGAGCGCGTCCATGCAGTGGTCCAGGCATTCAAAAAGAATCCCAAATATGAACTTGCAGGCAGCTCAGAAATCTATATGTATTATTCTGATATCAAGGAAATTTACAAGCTGGGGCCGTATCACCCGAATCACGCCACGAATGGAACAATGGCATGGCGCCGCTCGTATGCATCCACCCACCTCTATGATGAGGAGGTCACGCATGCAGAGGAACGTTCATACTTGGACAATTATAAACACCCGATGTTACAACTAGACCCTAAGAAGGTCATGCTTGTAATGAGCCATACGGAGAATACATTTGATAAGAAGAAGATGCGCGATGAACCGAATCCTTTCGTCAAGAAGACGAGTATGAAGCTGAAGGATTTTATACGCGATGGAGAGCTGCGAACCTTTTTTGCGAGCGCGTAAGGTGTGCCTAAGCGAACACCTTGGCCAGTCTAAACGATAAACAAAGAACCCATCTTAGATGAGTTCTTTGTTTGTTACAGAACAGAGCACTGTTGCATTAAAAATACTTAACCAGGCGTATGTTAACGAATTAACATCGGATTCGCCGCGGGTTAACCTCACGAGCCCCCATTTGAAAGTCCCGCTCCGTGCTCACCAGGCTGCGGCGACACAGGCAATGCTGGATCACGAGAAGCGACTTTCAACGGGCTGGGATATCTCTGGACAAACCCTCTTCAGTTCGTGGGCTATTCTAGGCGACGGTGTAGGAGTGGGAAAAAGTCTCACCGTTCTCTCACACATTGCGCAGCTCAAGGCAGCGACAGCTTTTTCTCCCAAGATGCCGAAACTGTCGATACCATCAAGTCATTATTTATATAGCATGGAGAATACTACAACAGATTTATCAGAGTGTGCCGCCTCTCTTATTATTGTCCCTCATACTCTTTTTCGCCAGTGGTCCACATATATAAAAGACCAGACGAATCTGAACACGTTCTATGTGACGACGAAGCGGAGCCTGGAAGGAGCCTTCTGGAAGAGTCTTAATGACGCAGATGTTGTTCTAATTTCAAATACGCTTTATAAGGAGTTTATTTTGAAAGTAATTGACATCCGCTTTAATCGCGTCTATATAGACGAAGTGGATTCAATTCATATCTCTGGGTCGGTTCCCCTCCCACATACCAAGTTCATGTGGTTTATTTCAGCATCATGGCCGAATCTTCTCTATCCCAGTGTCAATCTCTGGGTAGGTTACAATATGTTACATAACTGCGTATTCTCGCCGAATTCAACGTTTCATCCCGATTTTGTAGAGCAGTTCAGGCCAAATTATCTCTCAAGACAGCCTTATCATACCTACCGATACCACGTTGTATCACTCACTCTTCTGCGGCGCATCCTCTTACCGAATCATCCTCTCAGAGGCCATCTTGTTCTTCGCTGTAGCACGGGCTTCATTGCCGAGTCCATTTCTCTTCCACCCATCTATCGCCACACGGTTCTTTGCAGGGCGCCGATTTCCCACCAGCTGGTGGCTGGCATAATTTCAGCGGATGTCCAGGCGTTCCTCCACGCTGGAGATGTCCAGTCGGCCCTCCAGCAACTGGGGGTTAGCGCCGAGCAGTCTACAAATCTGGTGGATGCCGTCACTGATAATCGGAAGAAGGAGCTGGCGAGGCTGAAGCGCGAATATGAGTTCAAGGCCAGCAATGAATATAGAACACCCCAGGCGAAAGAGGATGCACTGGCCCTCCAGAAGGCGAAGATAGACCGGCTGGAGGAGCAGATTAAGAGCATACGAGAGCGGATTGAGAATTTCCAGAAGGAGATTTGCCCCATCTGCTTCGATGAGCCCCAGGACGCTCTTCTTACCAAATGCTGCCAGCGAGTTTTCTGCGCCGCATGTATTCTCCAGAGTCTGGCGCGAAAGTTGGATTGCCCCCTCTGCCGCAAGACTACAAATCCGTCGGACCTCAAGCGGATTACTGCGGATGGTGACACGAATACGATGGTTGTTGCGCCGGCCCCTGCCGCAGGACAGCCGCTTCTGAAGAAGGATGCTCTCATCAGACTCTTCAAGGAGAACCCGACAGGGAAATTTCTCGTCTTCAGCCGCTATGACAACCCCTTCTTGCAGATTACCAGCGAGCTGGAGGCGCTCGGTATTAATGGAATCCGAGAGGTGAAGGGCACGAAGGACGTGATCCAGGCGACGCTCAATTCCTTCCAGAAGGGAACTCTGCGATGCCTTCTTCTGAATAGTCTTCATGCTGGTGCTGGCTTAACGATTACGGCGGCCACCCATATAATTCTTCTTCACGCCATGAACATTGAGGAGGAGAAGCAGATTCTCGGACGCGCTTACCGTCTTGGACGGAAAGAGCCTCTGAATGTGTATAAGCTGGTTCACCAGGACGAGATGGACGTTGCTGTCTAAGACACCGTAGGACATGAAGTCACGGCTAACCCAAACTCCGATACAGTTTCTGAATAGAAATCGCCTCCAAGCGCCGAACTCGGTCCGGTTTTATTCCGCCGCGCACCAGCTCCGTATTTGCATACATCGGCGACATGCGCACAGGCACTTTATGCGTATCCGAGATCTCACACAGCAACTTCCACGCATTGAACATGGCCGACTGCTTTGTGAGCACCGGTGTATAACGCATCTTATCTATTTCAATCGGCTCCTTCGTCGTAGGAGCCTCCTCGGTCAAACGCATGCTGATATGCTTGAGTTTGAGCTTAAGACTGAGCGGCAGGATGTTCCAGCACTGGTAGAAGAATGCCCAGAAATCTCCCTGGTCAGATGTGCGGTATGCCTCAAAGAG